ACAGGTTATCGCAATGATGTAGTCTGGACTTTCATTGAGCTTGTAGCTATGAGTATTGTCGATGGTGTTGATTCACTAGAAGACGATGAACTCTATGCTGTCATAGCTTAACAAGGACGCAAGTCCTTTCCTGGTCCATTCGTATAATGGTTAGTACGCTACCTTGTCACGGTAGTAATGCGGGTTCGATTCCCGCATGGACCGTTGGGGTTTATCTGGTGGTACCTCAATACTAGTTAAAAAACCAGAGTGAAGAGTTAAATAGGGCGCATAAATAATAGTAATGAAGGACGCTTCATTAACATTTTATTTAGTAAGTCGTATCGCGATCTTGCATACAGGGTTGAGCCTGGGGTGTGGTGCAACTCCACACTATGTAATTACCTCTCAATGAGAGAGGTTAAATGTAAACAATGAATGATGACTTCCTAGACATGGCAGACACAGCTGAGAATTATTATCAGCAGTGTGATACATGGCGTGATCGTTCGGACGCATTAGGCGATGAGCTTGATGGAGTATTCGAATGAATTACAAGGACGCACTCAATGTATCTATCTCTGATAAACTTACTAAGTCTAAGTTAATAGAGATAGCTAATACATTACAGGATAGATGTTTACTTAATGAGTTAGATAAGCCAGCACTTATCAGCTTTAATAGTTACATCAAGGACGTACAATCTCGGATGGATATACACCATCATGAGATGCGTGAACTTAACAAGGACGTACGCAATGTAGTGTCTTATGTTAAGGATAAGGCAAGAGTTGTCTATCCAAATGAATGGCTTTAAGTATAACTTAATCTTCACAATCACGTCGGCTATGTATTACTTAAGACTCTTTCCTCTAGCCCTTCGGGGTTAGATGAAGGACTCACTTCCTTCAGTTGTTTACTTAATTAACACATGAACTTTGACACTACCCATGAGTATTCACTCAGTGATCCTTCAATATACTATTGTCAGGAGCATGAAGGTGTAGTTCTCTATGAGTATGCTCACGGACAAGAGAATCAAGTACGCATTACAGGTGTAAAACCTGAGAGTATCCTTAATCTTTCACGTAATTTCTTTTGTGCTAAAGATCCTGACTTTCTTAAGGTTGAGAAAAGTGAAGGAAAGTATGGCACTGATGCCAAGATCAAGGAGATCTATGATGCTTTAGGTAAGTACTTATCTGATAAATCAGAGAAAGACTTAAATGAATCATTGAATGAAGAATAGATTCTCTCCTCCAGCCCATACGTGGGTTGGATGAGGGACTCACATCCCTTACCATCACATTACCAAGGAGGTTAATTGAATTTAAATAGTGCTGAACTTATACATCTCATTGGTAGATTTAACCACATCAATCTGCGTCCCAGTTCTTGCACTATGAGTAGCAAGGACGTACACATATTGAAGGAGAAACTACTAGATGAATATTATACTAAAGTTCAAGGACGCGGATACTAAACGCAAGAACAAAGGTAAGCGTAAGCCTCAACAAGTACGCCAAGCTAAGGCTAGAACTAAACAATTAGTACGTAAACTTACACACACTAATTAACAATGAATCTTCACAATCACGCGACGCTTGGTAACACTAAGCTACTAAGATATGTCGTACTAACTAATAAGAATGAGTACATAGTACAAGGTACAGATAACATCGAAGCTGGCTATCGTGCTATCAACTTAGCAGGGTTACTAGATGAGGAACTCAAGGACGTAATACCTTGTGAAGACGAGGACACACGTGAAGTGTGGACTGGTAAAGACTATGACCAAACGAGGGACAATGAAAAGGAAATCTAAACAGTATTATCCGAACAATATCAGAGCTGTATCTGATACTGAATCTGAATACTTTCCATCTATGCCTTTTGATGTATTCTATGCTCATTATGTTCGTAATTGGTTACTACCTAGTTCGCATGAATGCGTTATTAGGGCTACATCATTAAAGACTGGTAAGGTGAAGGAGTATTCATATAAGTATAGAACTGCTGCTGAAAATAAGATTAGAGCTTTAGTTGATACACATGAATTTGTTGTATGTGACCATGACTCTATCCACAAATTATCACCACATCCACATAACTATGGAAAAACGAACAGAGCAGATACGTCTAGCTGAGTTAATCAGGGACGTTGAGAATCATCCAGATAAAGATGAATTAATTGAACTTATGAATGAACAATTAGTTGATGATCTAAATTATGCCTACACCAGCTCAAATTGATGAGCAAATTAACCACGAACGTGATGCTATTGCTCAAGGATTAAAAAGACTTAGAGACAATACTAAGAACTTAGAAGAGAAGTCATATGCTTCAGCTTCTATCTATGGTATCTCAACGATTGATGCCTTATTACCTTTAGTTGTTAGTAGAATTAAGGAAACAAACCTACGAATACATAAAGGACATACAGGACAGTTATTTAAACAGATACATAAATATCTAGCTGATGTAGAACCTTTAGCTGCAGCTGCTATAGCTTGCAAGATAACAATAGATAAAGTCTTTTCTGTTAAGGATGGTAGTAACCAATTAACTAGGATATCTGAGGCAATAGGCAAGGCAGTAGAGAATGAGTGTCAAATGCGACACTATGAAAGACATGCTCCAGGTTTATTAACTACACTTAAGAAGAACTACTGGCATAGAGCTATAGGTACAGATCAGAAGGTAGTAGTTATACAAACCTTAATGAATAGGTATGAAGTACAGAAATGGGATACATGGGGTGCAGCTAATCGTGTTAGGTTAGGAGGTTGGTTATTAGATTGTTTACTAGAGACAAGTAAATGGTTTGAAGTCAAGACCATAAGAGTAGGTAGAAAAACAAATAACCATGTAGTACCTACACCTGAGTTCATGGCAATCAAGGATGAGGTCATGTATAACGCTGAACTATTCAGTCCACTAGCTTGGCCCATGCTTATTGAGCCTAATGATTGGACAGCTGAAAAGCCAGGCGGTTACTTGCTTAACGAGATAATGCGCGGTCACGCTATGGTTCGCAGGTCTGAGTCGTCACCTATACAGGGAGAAAAGCCTTTTGAGTTCCTTAACAAAATACAAAAGGTGGCTTATACCCTAAACCCTTTCACTGTGAAGGTAGCTGAAATACTTCAGTTAAAGGGTTTAAGTGTTGGTAAATTCCAACCAATATGTCATCACCCGCTACCTAATAAACCTGTTGACATAGCTGAGAATGAAATTGCTAGGAAGCAATATAGAAGAGATGCAGCTGAGGTATTAAATAGACAAGCTCAAGAATTTAAGAAGTCTTGTCGTACAAGGATGACAATGGAGACAGTAGAACGCTTTAAGAATAAAGAAAAGTTCTATATTCCATGGTCTTTTGATTACCGAGGTAGGGTTTACCCTATACCAGCATTCTTAACACCACAAGATACAGACTTTGGAAAGAGTCTTATAAGATTTGCTGATGAATCCTTCATAGATGATGAGGCAGAGAGATGGTTAAGGTTTCAAGTTGCAACCTGTTATGGGTTAGATAAAGAAACTCTTAATGATAGACTTGCTTGGACATATGAGAATGAATGGTTAATAGAGAGGATAGCATGTGAACCAATAGATTCTCTACCTAATTGGGAAGAGGTTGAGGAGCCATGGCAATTCCTGTCAGCATGTGACGAAATGTATCATTGTGTTATAAAGAGAGATAGAATTAGTACTGGCTTACCTATCGCCATAGACGCTACATGTAGTGGTCTACAAATACTAGCTGGTCTAGCTAAAGATAAATCAACAGCTGAGTTAGTTAATGTAGTTAACTCAGATAAACCACAAGATGCTTATAAAGTTGTAGCTGAGTTAGCTAAACCTAATTGTCCTAAACCTATACAACCTTATATGGATAGGAAAACTGTTAAGAGAACAGTTATGACAATCCCTTACAACGCAAAGCCTTTCAGCAATCGTTCGTACATCAAGGACGCATTAAGAGAGAAAGGTTATATGCCTGAGTCTGGTGAGTTAGGTGAGACAGTTACAGCTGTCAGAGATGCACTGTCTCATAAATTCCCTGGACCTATGAAGGTTATGAAATGGATAGAGACTGAGGTCAGTAAAGCTATTAAACGTGGAGCTACTCATCTTGAATGGGTAACTCCATCAGGTTTTGTTGTCTCTCAGAGAATCTTTAAGCAGGAGTATGAACGCATAACCTTAAAAGTTTTAGGTAAATGCAATATGAGAGTTGGTACTGGAGACAGTGACAAGGTTGATAAGGCTAGACATAAAGCTGCTACTGCCCCTAATCTTATACATTCATTAGATGCAAGCCTATTGTGTCTAGCTACTCTTAAGTTTAATAATCCTATAGCTTTAATACATGATTCAGTTCTATGTAGAGCTACAGATAT